CTAAGGGTGCGCCTACTAAAGCGGCATTTACTCAATCTGCTAAAACAGCGAAGAAAAAATAATGGCAACAACTGGATCAACCGCATTTAATCTAGATGTAAACGATCTAATCGAAGAAGCATTTGAGAGATGTGGCAAAGAGCTGCGTACTGGCTATGACTTTAAAACAGCCCGTCGCTCTTTAAACCTATTGACTATTGAATGGGCTAACCGTGGTATTAACCTGTGGACGGTTGAACAGGGTGTTATTCCAATGGTTACAGGACAGGCTATGTACCCATACCCAGCAGATACTATTGATCTTATGGATATGGTTATCCGTCAAAACAACGGTACTTCTAACCAAATAGACATCAATATCAGCCGTATTGCAGAGCCAACCTACATGAGCATACCAAACAAGCTCACACAGGGCCGTCCGATTCAGGTGTACATCAACCGTCAGTCAGGCCAAGAAAACCTCTCAGGCGCCCTTTTAAGCGCTAATATAAGCTCTACTGCCACAACGATTGATCTAACTTCCACAAGCGGTTTAACTTCTTCTGGATTTATTAAGATTGATAACGAGACAATTAGCTATCCAAACGTTAGTGGCAATCAGCTAATCAACTGCGCCCGTGGTCAAAACGGCACTACTGCAGCAGCTCATACGGCTAGCGCTACAGTTACCGTACAGAACCTGCCTTGCATTAACGTATGGCCTACGCCTAACTCGCCTGGAAGCCAATATACATTTGTGTACTACCGTTTACGCCGTATCCAAGATGCTGGATCTGGCATATATGTACAAGATATCCCATTTCGCTTTATTCCTTGCATGGTTGCTGGACTCGCTTATCAGTTATCCACCAAGCTTCCTGATGTAGATATGAACCGTATTCCAATGTTAAAGATGGATTATGAGGAGCAATTTAGGTTGGCGGCTGAGGAGGATAGAGAGAAAGCTCCGATCCGGTTTGTACCTCGGAATATGTTCTACGCAAGGTAAGATATGCCCAATCAATTTGCATCAGGTAAGTACGCAATTGCGGAATGTGACCGATGTGGTTTTAGGTACAAACTTTCGGAGCTTAGAACAGAGGTTGTAAAGACAAAGCCGTTCAAGATTAAAGTTTGTCAATCATGTTGGAACCCTGATCAACCTCAGTTACAATTGGGTATGTATCCGGTGAACGACCCTCAGGCGGTTCGGGATCCACGCCCTGATGTAAGTTATCGGCAGTCTGGTACCAATGGTTTACAGATTGATATTAATGGTGGAACTGGTCCAGACGGGCTAGGAAACCCAGATATGGGTAGTAGGATTTTCCAATGGGGCTGGGCGCCAGTTGGTGGTTCAAGGTTGTTTGACAATGCTTTAACGCCAAATGACTTGATAGGTAACACACAAATTGGTACAGTAACGGTTAGTACAACTTAGGAGTCATTATGACATTCAGAAAAGCAGCAGACGGCGTAACAAAAACTGGTAAAACCAAAGGTAAAAATCTTGGTGATTCAGGTCCAACCTTAGCCATTCAAACTGGTAAAGGCAAAAAAGGTGCATCTACCGTTACTGGCGCAGCAATGAAAGCTGTTGGCCGTAATATGGCTCGTGCCAACAATCAGGGGTAATCATGGCTAAATTTTCTAAAAAAGTAATGGGTAAAGAGGTTGGTAGCGCTGATGTTTATGCACAGCCACACACCATGAAAGGCACTGCAATGAGTGCAAAAGATGCGATGCTATCTGTTAGTCGTAAACCTGATCCAACTCGTCAAGTAGCGGGTGATTTTAAGCCAGGACAACCAGCAGCTCGTGTTAGCTTAGGTGATCCAGATCGTGATGATGTTAAAACGACTGGTATGAAGCAACGTGGATCTGGCGCAGCTACCAAGGGCTTTACTTCTAGAGGGCCGATGGGCTAATGAATTACGCAGAACTTTTTCAGCAAGTACAAGCGTATACAGAGAATATATTTCCTGATACGTATGTAGAGCTGTCTGGTGGTAATACAAGTACGGTTAACGTAACCACGCAAATTAATACTTTTATCCAGCAGGCGGAGGAGCGCATTTACAATACGGTGCAGCTTCCTTCTTTGCGTAAAAATGTTACAGGCAACTGTTCTAGCACTAGTAAATACTTAGCATGCCCTAACGACTATTTGTCTAGTTATTCATTAGCGGTTATTAAGGCAGATGGTACTTACGAGTATTTACTAAACAAAGACGTAAACTTTATCCGCCAAGCGTATCCAGATCCAACAGCTACGGGTTTACCCCGATATTATGCTTTATTTGGTTCTAGATTGAACGACCCTAACGAATTAACTTTTATTCTTGGTCCGACACCAGACGCAGCCTATGGCGCTGAACTACATTACAACTATTATCCAGCATCAATTGTTACTGCTGGTACATCTTGGCTTGGCGATAATTACGATCCTGTATTGCTATATGGATCTCTTGTAGAGGCTTACACCTATATGAAAGGTGAACAAGACATGTTAGCCACGTATAATAGCAAATACAACGAGGCGTTAGCCCAATTAAAACGTCTTGGAGATGGGCTTGAGCGCCAAGATGCTTATCGTAATGGTCAAGCTCGTGTTCAAGTTACTTAATTTTTAGGAGTTACAAATGGCAATTACCCAAGCAATGTGCGACTCGTTCAAGGTGCAAATCCTTGCCGGTCAGCAAAACTTAACATCAGGCGCAACACCAGTATACAAGCTGGCGTTATACACAAGTGCAGCAACATTAAGCAACGCAACAACCGCTTATACAACGTTAAATGAGCAGACTAGTTCTAGTTCAAACTATACCGCTGGTGGTAATACACTAACAATTAGCACAAGTCCAACTAGTACAGGCAACGTAGCGTTCATGTCTTTTTCAAATACGTCATGGACGAATGCAAACATTACTGCTAACGGCGCTTTGATTTATAACAGCACAGCAAATACCGCTGTTGCAGTGTTGGCTTTTGGTGCAGATAAAACTGCTACTAATGGTACTTTTACTGTTATTTTTCCAACAGCCGACTCTACAAACGCTATTATCCGTATTGCTTAACAGGAGCTTTAAATGGCTCTTGTATTATTTGATCGGGTAAAAGAAACCAGCAATACTGCTGGCACTGGTACTATTGTTCTCGCAAACGTTGCAGTTGCGGGCTATCAGCTTTTTTCTGCTGTCGTTGCTAATAATAGTACGACTTACTACACTATTGCCGATCAAACTGGAAGCAATTGGGAAGTAGGTATTGGAACTTATTTTTTAAATAACGTATCACTTGCCCGTACAACAGTCCTGTCTTCTAGTAATGCTGGCTCCTTAACAAACTTCACCAATGTTACGCATGATGTATTTATTACCTATCCGGCTGAAACCTCTGCGTTAGGCGGAAGCGGGCAAGCAATTATAGTAAATCAAGCTAATGCTACAGCAAACTACACAATTGCTGAGGGTACTAATGGATTCTCTGTAGGTCCTATTACTCAAGCTAATGGTGTGTCAATTACTGTAGCATCTGGATCTAGATGGGTGGTTATTTAATGAGTACTATAGCTTCAGGAAATACTATAACAACCGCTTTTACCGTTACCGGTGATACAACGGGGAATATAGTCTTTACAACTAGTGGCGCTAATTTAACCGCATTAACACTAGATCAAAATCAAGTTAGCGCTTTTAACGGTTCAATAGAAGAAAAAGTAACAGTATCCGCAACAGCGGCAGGAGCCAATGTTAACTTTGATGCCATTACTCAAAACATATTATTGTATACAAGCAATGCTACAGCCAATACCACAATCAATCTGCGTGGAAGTGCAACAATTCCGTTAAACAATGCTATGTCTAATGGTCAATCTATTAGCTTAGTATTTATGAACACCCAAGGAAATACGGCATATTATGTAAGCGGGTACCAAATTGATGGTGTTGCAGTAACTCCAAAATGGCAAGGTAACTCTGCGCCAACTTCTGGAAACGCTAGGGGTATTGATGTTTATTCTTTTACTGCAATCAAAACAGCTAATGCAACTTATACGGTATTAGCTTCTCAGACACAGTTCGCATAATATGCCATTACTTGGAGCCAGAGGACCTTCTGTTAAAGCCTTTGGGCTAACATCCGGCAAAGGTAAATATATAGTTACTTACCTACTCGTAGCTGGTGGCGGTGGTGGTGGAACTCCGCTTGGTGGATTTAATGCTGGTGGCGCTGGTGGCGGTGCGGGTGGTATGTTAACAGGAACAACAACACTTATTCCAAATACTGTTTACACAGCTACTGTTGGGGGTGGTGGAGCGGGTGGTACAGCAGGCAATAGCGGCACAAACGGAGTTGATTCTGCGTTTACTGGTTTAACTACCGCAGTAGGTGGTGGTGGTGGTGCTAACAACGGTGGTGGAAATTCTGGTGGTTCTGGTGGTGGTGCGGGTTCATTTTCTGCGTCTAATGCTGCTGGAACAGCAGGACAAGGAAACCAAGGCGGTGCTGGCGGTCTTGCTGGTTCTCCATATCCAAACGCTGGTGGTGGTGGTAGAGGTGCAGCGGGCGGCAATTACAGCGGAAGTACTGCTGGCGCCGGAGGTGCTGGATTAGCAAATTCAGTAACTGGAACATCAATTACTTATGCTGGCGGCGGCGGTGGTTCAGCTTATACTCCATTAGGAGGTGTTTCTGCTGGTGGCGGTTCAGGCGGTGGAGGTGCTGGCGGTGCTACAGGATCCGGTGGTGGTAATGGCGGAACAAATCTTGGTGGCGGTGGCGGCGGCGGTGCTTCCGGTGATGGAAACATATACTCTGGCGGTTCAGGCGGTAAAGGTGTAATCATCCTCTCAGTCCCAACATCAAGCTATTCAGGCAAAACTACTGGCAGCCCTACGATTACTACTAGTGGCGCCAATACTATATTAAAATACACAGCTAGTGGTACATATACAGCTTAAAAGGAGCAATAAAACATGCCATATTTTGCAAAATGCGAACAAACCGCAGAAGCGTCTAAGTTCTTAGTGTCTGAAGTAATTTCAGCGGATCAATCTTTTGTTGATACCCAACCGGGATTCTGGGTTCAGACCTCATACAACACTCATGGAAACGTGCATTACGCACCAAGTCCTCCTGCAGCGCCAGATACTCCGGATGGTGGAACTCCGCTTCGTGCAAACTACGCTGGTATTGGATATACATATGATAATTCTTACATAATTGACGGCGTTGTAGGAGTATTTTATGCACCGCAACCTTATCCAAGCTGGATCCTTAATACATCTACTTACTTGTGGGAAGCTCCAGTACCGTATCCTGATGACGGTAAATCATATACGTGGGACGAAGCTACATTGTCTTGGGTTTTAATACCTACACCTTAAGGATTTGAAATGCCAATAACCTTAAACGGAACAACGGGAATTACATCTCCGGGTGGGGATACAAGCACGTCTTTAACTACATCTGGTCTTACTATTGGCACAACCCCAATTGGCGCTGGTAATGCTTCACGCTTTAAAAACCGTATTATTAACGGTGATATGCGTATTGACCAGCGTAATGCTGGGGCTAGTGTTACTCCAACAACAGACGGCTCATATACATTAGATAGATACCAAGTATCAATAAGTGCTGCCTCTAAATTTAGTGTACAGCAATCATCTACCGCACCAACTGGTTTTATTAACTCAGCATTAATAACTTCATTGTCTGCATATTCTGTCCCTGCTGGCGGTTATTTCATGTTTAATCAGTTAATAGAAGGTTTAAATGTTGCTGATTTAGGATGGGGAACAGCTAACGCCAAAACAGTTACCCTGTCTTTTCAAGTTTATTCTTCATTAACTGGAACTTTTGGTGGCGCATTTCAAAATTCGGCACAAAACAGGGCTTACCCGTTTAGCTACACAATTTCCACGGCAAATACTTGGACATCAATTAGCGTAACTGTTGCTGGCGATACATCTGGAACTTGGCTTACAACTAATGGCACTGGAATAACTGTTAGATTTGGACTTGGTGTTGGCACAACTTATAGCACTACTGCTGGCGCTTGGACTGCTGGTCAATATTTTTCATCAACAGGCGCAACATCCGTAGTAGGTACAAATGGCGCAAC